GTCAAAAAGTACCTGAAAGACATCATAAATTAGAAGATTGGGATTTATTGACTGATGGAAAATGTATTTACTGTTTACTTAAGGAATATTCTGGTTATATGTAATATTTAATTTAGATATTATTTCTATGTTAATATATAATGGAATCAAAAATTAAATATCCTAAATATTTTAATTATAAAATAGTAAAAAATCAAAATTATGAACCTTTTTTAAGAAAACATTTTAAAAAAATAAATAATACATCTTTGATTATTATTTGGAGAAACAGAAAAACTAAAGAACTAAAATACTTAATTCAAAAAAGAAGTAATAAAATGAGACATGGTAAAAATAAACTAGCTGTTGGTGGTGGTATGTTAGAAAAATCTGACAAAACATTACAGTTTGGAGCTATTAGAGAAGTAATTGAAGAATCACAAGTTCAATTTAAAAAAAAGAAAAATTTAACAGTAAAGACAATTAAACAATTAGAACCTTATCTATTTCCATTAAAAAGAGATGGTAATAACTTTACATTTTTTTTAATAATTAGTTCATTTAAAGAACCTAAATTTTTAGGACCAATAAAACATGGTAAAATAAAACCATTTTTAGATTCATCAAGAGAAGTTGATTTAGAAGACAAAATGTGGAATGATAAAAAATTAAAAGGTAAAATTAAATATGGACATGCATTTTTATCTAAGAAAGAAATATTAAGACACTATGATAAAAAAGCAAAGATATGGAAGTATACTAAAAGAACATTTGATTACTTATTTGAAATTTTAGGATAATTAGATACTCTTAAATTATAATCAACAATAACTTGATTCATAAAATAAATACCATTCCAATAAACTATTAATGATTGTAATAAAACACAATAAACTTGAATAGGAGCAAAATCTCTAAATCCTAATGTTAATAATGACATGGTAACATGTGACAAACATCCAGGACACCTAATTAATAGATTTAAATAATTATTTACTTTTTTTTGAAACATTTTAGAAATATAATCATTTCTACATAAAAATAATAAAAAATAATTTATAGCTCCAGGTAAACCTGTTAAATAAAACATAGCATGATTTAATAAACTACCAGGATCAATCATTAAAGCTAAAGGTAATGAAAACATCATCACTAAATGATGTAACCAATCATCAAATCTCATTTTATTAAAATAAACAATTATGTGGTACAAATGTAAACTATATGAAATTACACATGGAAAATAATTTAATTCATATTTATAATAATTAAAAAAGTTATTATATGTAAACATCATATCGGGTATACAACTATTTAATATCAATAAATTATTAATTGAATGAAGTAAATAATATTTACCTTGAATTTTATCACCTAACATATAATCAATAAAAACATAAATTAAAAAAAACAATAACGCTTGTAGTATATAAATATACATTATATATATTTATATATTTTATTTATTTGTTAAACATTTACCATATACTTGTTCTTTTTTCAATAGGAATCCAAAGTAAATCAATATTAGTTATATTATACAATTTATAAAATTCTTCTAAATTACCTAAAATTCCATTAACACGATATATAGGAGGTGAATGAGGATCTGTTGTAACTCTTTTTAATGTTTCTTCTGGTCTACACTTTGATCTCCACATTCTTGCATAACTTTCAAAAAATAATTTATTTTTTTTATTAATTTCTTCTATATCATTTACACCAATTTTTTCTAAATATTTTTTTAATGCACTTAATGAAATTGATACACCACCTAAATCAGCAATATTTTCACCTAAAGTTAATTTTCCATTTAATTTTTTTCCTTCAATTTCATAATTAGAAAATAATTCAACTAAATTTTTAGATTTATTTTGATATTTATTTTTATCATTTTCAGTCCACCACATATTCAAATTACCATCACTATCAAATTTTTTACCTTGATCATCAAATCCATGAGTCATTTCATGACCTATTACAGATCCAATAGCTCCAAAATTTTCTGCCATATCTCTATTATTATCAAAAAATGGCGGTTGTAAAATACCTGCTGGAAAAACAATTTCATTAAATGATGGAGCATAATATGCATTTACCATATGCGGATCCATCATCCATTTTGATAAATCTTTAGGCTTATAAATTTCACTAAAATTATATAAAACATCATAACTATTACAATTTAAATTATTTTTTAAATAGCTAAAATTAAAATCAACATCTAATTTAGAATAATCCCTCCATTTTTCAGGATAACCAATTTTAATATTCATTTTATTTAATTTGTCAACAGCTTTTTCCTTAGTTGAATCTTCCATCCAGTCATTTTTTTCTAATCTATTTTTTAATTCATCTTTTATAAATCTCACCATATTTTCTACTTTATTTTTTAAACTAACAGGAAAATATTTTTCTACATACATTTTGCCAATTAATTGTCCTAATTGATCAGAAACATTTGACAAAGATCTCTTCCATAAAGGTTTCATTTCAGGTGTACCACTTAAAAAAGTTTCATAAAAATTAAATAATTGTTTTTCCTTTTCCATATCACAATAATTACCAATTGATAAAATAAATAACCAAGCAAAATATGATTTTAAAATATTCAAATCAATAGTTTCAAATAATTTATCTACATATTTTATATAATTTGGATTAGTAACATTTATTTTGTTATTAGAATTTTTTTCAATACCAAAAAAATCAAATAAAATATTTAATGATAAATTTTTATATTGATTGTTAAAATTTTCAAAAGTTATAGGATTATTACGTATATATGGATCACGAGCTTGAGTTTTCGTATAATTATAATAAGCCAAATTTTTTTCAATATTATAAATAGTATTTACATCTAAATTTAAATTAAATAAACTACTATATGTTTTAATAAATTTTCTATACATTGCTCTAATATTTTGTTTATCAATATCTTCAGAAAAATAGTAATCTCTATCTGGTAATCCTAATCCTCCAGATGAAATATGTAAAATATTTTGAGATGAATTATTATAATCAGAATAAACAAAAAAATTTAAAGGAGATTTTATTTGTCTAAAAATAAATTCCTCATAAAGTAATTTTTTCATTTCATCTTTATTTTTAATATTATTTATTTTATCCAAATAATAATTAATATCTAAATTATTATTTTTGTTCCTTTCATCAATATTTATTCCTTGATGATATAATATTCCTACTTTTTTAAAATCATTATTATCTGATTTATAACTATTTGATACTAATTCTTTAACCTTTTCTTTATTATTTTCATCTAATATATTAAAATTACTCCATCTTTTTTGATCATCAGGAATTTTGTTATTATTTAACCATTCTTGATTTACATATAAATAAAAATTATCTTTAACACTAGAATTTTGCATTAATATATATTAAATATTATTATTTAAATAAAATTATTTTATACATATTTAAGTAAAATATTATAATATTTATTATATTCACTATTAATTTTAGTTAATTTTTTTCTATATTCATCAATTGGCAAATCTGATATCTCTAATATCTTATTAAAATATATTCTATCTAATTTATCAATTTTGTCAAATGGAAAACTTTTATTCAAAATTATCATTATTGGTATACTCGTTTTTACATCTTTTAATATACATGAATTATTATCATTCTTATCTATGAAATAATTATCATAATCATCTATGAGATAATTAGAATAATTATTATAATCAATAAATTTTGTATTTAATACATCATCATCTATTATATTATCAAAATCTTCTTTATTGTACCAAGACATATTATTATAATTAAAATTAAATATAATAATAATTCAATTTTTAAATTTCTATTGATTGTTCAATAGTAAATTTATATTTATTAATTTTTTCAATAAAATTATTATTTGGATCTGAAGATAATACAATCACATAAGTATTTTGAATTGTTATATTTTTGTATAAATGAAAATTATGATCTAAATATGTAAAATTTTCTTTTGATATCATCCTTAAACCTTTAAAATATTTACTTTCTTTTATTTTATTAATAATCATAAATTCACCATAATCAATATTGTTAGATTGATTTTCATTCATAATGTTTTTCCCTTCAATATCCCAAATAGGAATTGTAATAATAAAATTTAGTATGTTTTTGCTCTTATCAGCATTTTTTAAAAAAATAAATAGTTTATTTATACCTTTGTTAATAACATCTGATTGATAAGGAGGATTAAAACTATATGTCCCATAAATTGGATTCAAATTAAAAAAACTACCTCTTGAATTAAAATACTTTTCAACATCATTGTAAACAGAACAATAATTACTAAAAATAGAATTTATTGATGATGCAAAACATTCAAATTCTAAATTAAAATCTTCTTTCATTTTATTTAATATTTTTGGAAGAACACCTAATTGATGATTATTTGAACCTAACAATTGATATCTAAAAATAATTATCCACAAATAAATATCAAATTTATTCTCAGGACCATTATATTTATTTTTACAACATTTGTATACATCAATTGGAATAATTATGTTATCAATTAAATTAAATAATTTCTTATCTCTTATTTTGAAAAAATACTGCATATTTAATTTATAAAATACAATTTTATTAGAATTAGTGTATAATATTTTTGATATCTTATACTTGTGTTTATTTTTTTTATAATAATCACTCACCTTATATGAATTTAATAAATTTAAATTAATATTATAAATATTTTTTAATTCCCCAATAACAAAATTAATTTTTGAGTCCACGTCATTAATATTAGTATCTGATTTAGCATAATCATTTATTGTATTTCTTATACAATCTGTATTATTAAAATTTGATGGTAAAAAACAATCACCTTCAAAATCATAAGTGGAATATAAATTAAACAACCATGATGATAATAAATTAGTAAGTGTTCTAGGACATGACTTTTTCAAACTAAATATTTTTGTTCCAAAATTTTTAATACATGTATTTATAAAAACCTTAACGATAGACAAATATAATTTAGCTCTGTATAACTCTATTAATGGGTTCAACTCTTGTGATTTATTATCTTTATAATAAAATTTTATATTTTCTGTTTCAAAAATTTTACTATTCATTATATTAAATATAATACATATTATATGTTTAACCCTTAATATATATTTTTTTTTCTAATAAATTATAGATTATGAATGAAAATTTTGTTACTCTAGATGGTATAACCAACAAAATTTTTAATTTTAAAAAAACTTTAAAAATAACTGATTCATTAATTTGGAAAAATTGTAAAAATGTGAAAATATCAATAAAATCAAAAATAAATAAATTAATAGTAATTAACTCAAAAAATCTAAAAATTAAAATAGGAAACACTATTTCAGGTATTGAAATAGAAAATAGTGAAAATATAAAAATTAAATTTATAAAAAATACTTCTGTTAAACATCTAAATAGTTATAAATCAAATATTAAGATTAATTTAAATGAAAATAAAAAAGAAAATACATTATATAATATAGAAAAAAGTACTGTTAACTTTTATTAAAATATCTTTTAGAAATTTTAATACTATATTTCATATCATCATAATTATTCAAATGAACCCAAATATTATTACCAAATTTTTGAGTATATGCATTTATTAAATGCCATTTAAAATGTTTCAAATTAGGAGAACTAAAAAATCTATTCTTAGTAAATTCAAAAGTTTGATTTTTGTGTTTTATCTTAATAATATTATCACTTATATCAATTTTAACATTAAATCCATTCCAATTTTCATCATTCATATCTTTTAATATTTTTTTACAATATTTTTCATTTGGTAAACATGATTTAATTAATTTTTCTTGTGCTTTTAATAAAGCCTCTCTTTTAACTAATTTATATTTATTTTTAATTTTACAATTATTATTTTGAAATGTTACCTCGTCATCAGATGATGATGTTACATAATCATTTGATTTTACACTCGATTTTATATGTTCAGTGTAAATATTTTTTAATAACATTGATTTGTATGACATTAATTTAATATTTTTTAATAATAATTTAATATTATATCAATTTTTTTTACCCATCTCATAATACATTCTAAGCGTATTATATAATGATACAAAGTCATCCAATACAAAGACAATTTCATATTTAATAATTCATATAATTAAAGTATTTTGGAATTCTTTAAAAAAATTATTTCACACCAATTATCTTAATTTTATCTTTAGCAATATTAAATTCTTTATTTAATATTTCAATAATATCATTAATAATTCTATCTCCTTGAATCATAATACAAAGCGATTCATTATCATTTGAATTATCAAATATTTCACTTTTTATTGAACCACCCTTTCCTAATTTTTTTTTTATTCTTTTTAATGGTTCTTTTAAATCATCTTTATTTTCATACCAATTATATATATAGGTAACTGATTTTCCTCTTCTTTTTTTTTGTTCTATAAAAATTTTACTGTTTATATTATTTAAAATTTTTTTATTATTATTTGTAATTTCATTACTTTCGAAATCATTATCATCAAATATATCTAAGTCAGACATTAATTATTAAACTATAAAGTTTAAATAAACAATAATCAATTTTTATTATTTAATAGGATGATCATTTATCATTTCAATTACATGTTTTTTAAAACTAATAAAACTGTTTTTTCTTTTAATTTTGACTTTTTTAATTTTAGGACTATTGATATTATCTATTTTTATAGTAGATAACGGCGAATTGACACGTTTAGTAATTTTAATAATGTCACCATCTTTTATAATATTATCATTCATGTATAATACTTTTCTTATATTAATTAGTTTTTTTACCCTATTAACTGAATATATAACAATAATAAAATCTAATCCAGTTTTTTGTCTTTCAAAATATTCATAAAAATTGCCATGCGGTAAATGAATATCATTTGGTAATTTATTAACACTCAAACATTTAGACTTCACTTCAATATTTCTATTACAATTTTGACAAACTATATCTAGTGAAGGAGAATTATTTCCTAAAACTTTTAATTGTCTTTCATGACATATTGGGCAATCTAAATTATTTGCAACATAATGTTCCATAAATTTACCCACTTTTTTTTTTAAAATTGGAGCTAGTTTCTCTTCAACTGGACAATCTCTGCATAAATGATTACCTTCACAAAAATAACATCTAACATTCTTACTTTTTTTATTTACATTTAATTTTTTGAAATTTGTAATAATAGACAATTTATTACTTTTCATTAATTAACATATTAATTCATATTTAAATACTTTAAAATTTGTTTTTTTTTATAAATTATTTTATTTTGAAAATTAATGGTTAAAGTTATTTGTCGTATAAAACCACCTTTATATGGAAATACTAAAATAACTGATGATAACAATTTATTATTTTTAAAAAAAGAAGATTCATTATTAGAAAAAAATAAAATTATATATAAAAAATATAAATTGGATAAATTTTATGATACTAATACTAATAATTATACTATTTATAAAGAACAAATTCAACCTATTATGGATGAATCGTTTTATTTATTTTTATATGGACACACTGGTAGTGGTAAAACCTATACTATATTTGGTAATCAACATATAGATGGTTTGTTGGATATTATTTTTAGAAATATTAATTATACTGCTAAAATAGAAGCAATGGAATTATCATCTATTGGATGCGTAGATATATTTAATGATAAAATTGTTACATTATTAGAAAATGACAATAAAATTAAATTATTTAATATTACACATAAAGAAGTATCATCAGAAAAAGAATTTGATAAAGTAATTATTAATATTAAAAATAAAAGAAAGACTGGTACAAGTAAATATAATAGTTATTCTTCACGAACTCATCTAATTATTAATATTTATCATAACAAAAAAAAATATGTTATAATTGATTTAGCTGGTCATGAGAGAAAACCAGAAATGAAAAAAGGAAGTTCGTATATAGATACTAATTATATAAACTCATCATTACTTGCATTAAAAGAATGTTTTAGAAAATCTTATGAAAAAAATGCTTATATTCCTTACCGACGCAGTAAATTGACAAGATTATTAAAAATAATATTTGAAACAAATGTAAAAAGTCTCATAATTTCAACTATACATTCAGGATATCAATATCAAAATGATACATATGATACATTGTCATATGTGTCACAATTTAAAAAAAGTATTGATAATAATTTTATTATCAAAAAAAATTATTCTGATTATTTATTACCACATTCTAAATATATATCAAAAAAACCAATATCTTTAGATAAATTAGATCATATTCCTAAAATTCGACCTAAATCCTCACCCACTTCTATCAGTATGGATAAAAAAGAATTATTTCCGTTACAAAATAAAAAAATTTCAGTGTCTAAAAAATTAGATCCATTTTCAAATAAATATTTAAATGATAAAAAATTAAATGATAAAAAATATGATCCATTCAAATATTATGATGACAAATACAAATATAAATATAAAAATGATAAATATAGCATATACAGTGATGATTATTACAAAACTAAATACAACAATTTACTAAAGAAAGATACTGATTCAAAATATAAAAATGAAATATCTAATTTAAAAAAAAATAATGTTATCAATGATTTTGAAAATATAAATTATGATAATGATGAAAATTTAGATGAATATGATATAATTGATGAGACTAAAAACAAGAAAATAAAAATAGATAATTTAAAAGATTATGGAATTTATACTAGTAAAAAACTTAATAAAAATGGTTATAAAATTATGAAAAGTATTAATCATATTATTTATACTAGATCAATCAAAAACTACGTAAAATTAATTAATAATCAAGATGATGAAGATAAACTTTTAGAAGTTTTAAATGGTACTATTGCTACTATAGAAATAGTACTATCAGAACTACATAAAATATATCATTAATTTTTCTAAATATATATATATATTTATATAAATGTTTAAAAAATTTTTAGAATCATTTACTTTAAAAGATATTATTTTTATTGGTATTATCTTAATTTTGTTTTTAAAAATGAATAAAATGAAAGAAAAATTTAGTTTCCCAATTGCTAACGCTAATGATTTTAAAACTCAAGTTGAAACAGCTTTAGGTAGTAATTTTCAAGCATTACAAAATCTTAGTAATTTTGCTACAGGATTACAAAGTGGTGATGATTACAATTTCCCACATAAATTAATAGTACAAGACTTAGAAGTTTTAGGAACAACAAAAATAAAAACTGAGTGGGGTACAAAAGACTCGAGTTCAAAAAGAATAGATGGCACTTCATCAAATCCACCTGATAAACAAGGATTTTGTCAATGGTGCATCTAATATAGATGTTAAATAAAAAATAATTAATCACAAAAGTAACCAATAACTTTTTTAATACATTTCTTATCCCAAGGAATATCTTTTAATTCACCTTTATTTGATCCAATTATATTAAAACTTATTGGATCATTTTTATCATCATAATTTACTTTGTTAATTAAATAGTAATCTTGGCTATCTAAATCCTTATTTATTAATACTTTTTCAAATGCTAATGAAACTTCTATTTTTGTAAATACACCAAAATTCATATTATGTTTTGCTAAATCTTTTGCACTATAATTCTCTATATTTGACATAGAATAAAAAATAAAAATATTTAAATTAAAAAAATCAATTTTTAAAATCTAAATTAATATATAAAATATAAAATGGTAGAATTTATATCAAATTTTTTCAATTCACCTTTTATAAAAAATAACTTGACCTATATTATAATTGGTTTTGGAGTAATTGTAGCAATATTAATGTTTGTTTTTTTGAGAAAAGGACCAGTCGATTGTAAATTAGTAAATGATTGCGGAAATTGCTGTAACAAAAAGCATAAAGGAAAAGGTGAAGAAAAGAAGCTTGAATGTTATGAAAAAAAATGTATAGACATTGGTCCAGGAAGAATGATGGGAAAAGATTTTAAACCAAGTAAAATAGACGAAGGATGCCCAAAATTTGCACCTAAATTTAATTCTCTTGATTGTGAAGATCCTACTTGTGATTCTAAAAAAAGACCTTGTCTATCATTTCCAAAAATAGAAAAATCAGATAAATGTCCCGACTCTCATCCTTATTTTAAAGTCCCAATTACTGGAGAAATAAAATGTTATAAAAATATAGATTGTGCTCATCTTGAAGATTCAAAATGTGATAGCGTAAAAATATATGGAGAAAAAAATAGTTACTGTCCAAAAGATAAACCTTATTTATTTGATGGAGAATGTTATGAAAATGAAGTAATAACACAATTAACAGAAGGAGTAGTATCAAGACCATATGAAAAATCAGAAAGATGTGATAACAGCGAAGGTAAAGGATATTTGGCACCGAATATATTATTACCATTTAATGATCAACAAGCATGTATTAAGCAAGAATGTGCAGAAGAATTAGTTAAATTAAATATAACTCCTAAATCAGGAACAGCTAAAAATAAAGAAAAATTAAGTGAAAAATGTAGAAATAGTCAAAATAATCTTGTATTTTTTAGACCAAAATTAGAAAAAAATAGAATATGTCCAAAAGAAACTCCATATTATGATCGTGGAGTATGTGTAGAATTTGATGATTGTGTAATTGATAATAATTTCGAGTCTGATAGATGTAAAAATGAAAAAAATGAAGTTATTAAGGTTATTAAAGACAAAGAAAGATGTGAAGGTACAATTTTTAAAACAAAAAATGGTGAATATTGTTTTATAAATAAATTAGGAGGTCCAGAATCTGAATTAAAATGTTTAGATGATCCTAATTCAAAATGTGAAGCAAAATATTTAAAACCTAAACCAAAATATTGTAATGATAAATTAGAACAAAAAGATTATTATAAACTAAAAGATAATTGCGGATCTCAATTTACTAAATATGATGTACCTTATAAAGAACTTTGTAAACATTTTGAATCATCAAAAGATCTTAATGATGCTATAAAGAAATGTAAAGAAAATAATATAAAAGAATTACCAAATGAAGAATCAAATGAGGTGCTTGCAGATGAATTACCTGTTAAAGAAGTAACACTTGGTGAAAAAAATAATGTAGAATTTCCAATTTCTAGTGAAGATACTCAAATGAAAATGGAACAAGCTGCATACGATTCGTTTTTTAACACTGATAAAGAATGTAATTCTCATTTTCAATGTGAGGGATCAAAATTATGTCTTAAATCAAAATGTCAAAATTTAAATGATATACCTAAAAATGTAATAAATGAAAGAGGATCACATATGAAACTATTTGATAAAAATAAAGATATGGATCAACAATCAGATGAATACTATAAACTACTATTCAAAAATTTTAATATACCTAAAGAAAATCATAAATCAATAAGAAAAAGTCATAATTCTATTAGAGAAGACAATACTTATTTATTTGTACATAAAGGCAATATTGATAAATATATGAAAACACCATATGTACAAAAAGATTGTAATTTAGTAACTGATAAATATGAAAAATTACAATGTATGTCCTACAATATTAGAGAAAAAGTTAAAAAATTTAGTAAAGGAAATTCTGTAAAATATGCA